GCGGCTTTTTTTGTCGAAATGCGGCAGGCCGGGCATGCCGCGCAGGCCAGCCGGGGCAGGCCGTCGGTTTCCACGAGCAAAACGTCGGTTTCCACGAATTCAGCCGGAAAACAGGATTCCAGGCCCCCAAGCCGGTTCCAACGCAGCCAAAACGAATCCCAGCGGGCTCCATTATTCGGCGGAATAGGACAAGGAACTCCGCAACGACAATCGCAGCCAGACCGAATCCCAGCGGCCCCAGCCGACCACGGACAACTGACAACTGACGACTGACAACTGCCCATGACGCTGCACGCCGAAATCCAGAAACGCCAGCAGTCGGTTTCCGACTTGAAGCGGAAAGTCGAGCAGATCACCGCCCTGGCCGGCGAGGACAAGAAGGCCGGCATCCGCGTGGCCGACGCCCTCCGCAAGCGCAAGCTCCGGGCGTCGCTCAAGGATGTCAAGATCCGCGATCCAGCGGACATCGAACGCCGTCTGGCCAACTCGGCCGACATCTACTCGTTCCTGTCCTGCTACTTCCCCGACGTGTTCTGGGGCGACTGGACCGACCAACGCCGCGAAATGGTCGCCGCCATCCTGAACGCGGCCCGCTACGGCGGTGACCAGGCGATCGCCGCCCCCCGCGGCGAAGGCAAGACCTCGATCGTCCAGTGCGTGACGATCTACTGCGTGATGCACGGCATCCTCTCGTTCCCGCTGATCGCCGCCGCCACCGGCCCCAACGCCGAGCAGATCCTGGCCAACATCAAGTACCAGCTGGAACGCAACCAGGCCCTGGCCGACGACTACCCCGAAATCTGCGACCCGATCCTGGCCCTCGACGGGACCGCCCAGCGGGGAGCCACGCAGACGGCCAACGGCAAGCGGACGTTCCTCAAGTGGGCGCAGGATTACATCGTCCTGCCCACCGTCCGCGTGCCGGACCATTGGGACCCGCAATTACGCCCCGGCAAACTGTCGCTGGGCAGCGGGGCCGTCATCACCACCCGCGGGCTCGACTCTGCGATCCGTGGTGTGCTGGTCGGCACCAAGCGCCCCGACCTGGTGATCATCGACGACCCGGAGACCCGCGACTCGGCCCGCAGCGGCGTCCAGACGGACCTCCGCGCCCGCACGATCGAGGCCGACCTGGCCGGCCTCGGGGGCCCCGGCAAGCGACTGGCCCGCGTCATGCTCACCACGACGATGAGCAGCTACAGTCTCTCGGCCACCTACATCGACCGCGCCCGCAAGCCGTCCTGGAAGGGCCGGCGCATGCAGTTCGTCGTCGCCTGGCCGGACCGCAAGGACCTCTGGGACCGCTACATCGAACAGCGGCAGACCAACCAGAACACCGGCGACGACACGGCCCGCGGGGCGAACCGGTTCTACCTCGACCACCGGGCCGAAATGGACGCCGGCGCCGTCACGGGCAACCCGTCGCGGTACATCACCGACCCGGCCCCGGACGGCACGCCCCTGGAAAACTCGTCGCTCCAGCACGCCTACAACATCGTCGCCGACCGGGGCCTGGAGCATTTCCTGACCGAGTACCAGAACGACCCGCCCGCGGAACTGGACGCCCAGCAGCTCTACCTGACGACGTACCACATCCGCGCCAACTGCCGCACAGGGCACGAACGCGGCGTGGTCCCCGACGACACGATCGCCCTGACCTGCGGCGCGGACGTGAACCTGAACGGGCTGCACGTGATCACCATCGCCTGGAGCGACGCCGCGGCCGGCAGCATCATCGACTTCTCGTTCGTCCCGTTCGCCACCGAAGGCCGCCCGGCCGCCGCCTGCGAGAAGATCGTCCTGGACGGCCTGCAGACCTGGTATGACGGCATCCGGACACATCCTTGGGGCCAGCTCGACGACCGGGAAGGCACCGGCTGGGTCCCGGACCTGACGCTGATCGACAGCGGCTGGAAGGACAAGCAGTGGGGGACCGAGCCGGTGTACATCCTTGCCGCCCAGGCCGGCTTCCGCGGCATCCTCCCCTGCAAAGGCCGCTCGCCGTGGCAGCAGCGGAACGCCAGCCAGACGGTAATCCCGCTGCCGGAGTGCAACCTGTCTTACGCCAACGGCATCTGGCTGGCAGACTTGGACGCTGACGCCTGGAAGCTGAAGGTCCATCACGGCTTCCTCCAGCCATTCGGCACCGTCGGCAGCCTCGCCCTGTTCACGCCCCCGCGGGACGAAGCCGGCCGCGAGAAATGGCAGCGGCATCAAAACTACGCCGGGCACATCCTCAGCGAAGAGTGGCAGAAGCAACCCAACGGCACGTACCGCTGGGTCCCCGAGGGCTCCCGGCCGGGCCACCTGCGCAGCCAGCGTGCGAACCACTACCTTGACGCGACCGCCTACGCCATCGCCGCCCGCACCATCTGGGGCCTGTGGACGATCCGGCCGAAACAAGGACCGCCAGCCAAGCCCGCACGAAAGCCATCGAGTCGAGACCGAGAAACGTCATCAGGTAGTTCGTGGATTCAAACCCGATAAGGAGATCGCCCCATGCCCCGAGTGACCGTCAACAGAGACACGTCAGCCGTCACGCCCCTGCCCGCGCCGGAACTGGCGCAGCTCGATCCCCAGCCCAACATCCCGCTGACCGACCAGCAAGCCAGCTCGCCGCCGGCCGAGCCGGTCCAACTCGCCCCGCCGGTCCAGCAAATCGTCCGCGAGATCAAGACGGTACTGATCGAGGTCCCGTTGTGTGCCAACCCGCCTGGCCTGGACGGCACGCCCTCATTCACGAAGGCCCACGTCAACCTGCAGCTAATCCGCAGCCGCAGCGCCACCGCCCGCCACCTATTGCATCGCCTCTGGTGGGGCCTGAAGGAGACGGGCGCGAAGCTCGCCAACGGCCGAAAGGTCTTCAACCGCAACGACGCCGTGGTGTGGCTGATTGAGCAGTTGGAAGAACGGCCGTAGTTTAAGCATCAGCTGATCAAGACCCCGTCCGAGGCGACCATGCACTATTCTGCTTGGCACGCCCGTACGCTACCCGCCGCTCCGCCTTCCGCTCCGGCATGACGGGGCGGGGCTACCGCCTTTTCCGCCCCGTCAGCCTACGCTCCAGGCTCCGCTACCGCGGAGATGCGCTACTGCGTCGGTGACGGCAAGGAAACTATCCTCGCGAGGCGGAAGCCACGGATCTCGTCGCGGATGCCGGGGTCGTTCCCGTTGCGGTTCGAAGCCCGGCCGTAGGACGCGTCGAGGCTCCAACCGCCGCCCCGGTCCACCCGGATCGAGCCTCCCGTCGGCCCCGTGGGATCGTCCAGCGGCGACGTTGCGTAGTAACCATCCCCAAACCAATCCTGGCACCATTCAAACACGTTGCCGTGCATGTCGTTCAGGCCCCACGCGTTCGGCCACTTCTGACCCACCGGATGCGTCTTCCCTTCGGCGTTGGAACTGAACCAGCCGTACTCCTTCAACGCTTCTTCATCGTCGCCCGAATACCACGTCGTCGTCGTCCCCGCCCGGCACGCGTACTCCCACTGCGCCTCGCTCGGCAAGCAGGACTTCTCCCCTTCCTTCTCCGACAGCCACGCGCAAAACGCGGTCACATCGTTCCACGTGACGTTCACTACCGGATGGTCGTCCGCCTGCTCGAACCCCAAGTCCCCGTTCCACACGAAACGCGGATCTTGTCTCCATTGGCCATCAATATATCCGTAGCCCCCTTTGCCGTCCCGTTCGGCTTCCGTCTGGTAGCCGCGATCGTCCACAAATCGGCGGAACTGGCCCCGCGTCACTTCATGAACGCCAAGCCAGAACGACTTCGTGATCCGAACTCGATGCTTCGGGGCCTCCGACGGCAGACGCTCGATGTACCAGCTGATCAAGTTCTTGGATTTGGCTTCCTCTATCACTTTGACGACTTCTGCTTCCGTCGTGCCCATATCGAACTCGCCCGGCGGGATGAGCACGAATTTCATGCCGATCGAATTCTCCGTCTCCACCTCCACGCCCAGGTACTTGGCCCAGGCGGCTTGGTGCTCTTTCGCTTTCTTTGCGTCGAACGGGGCAATGGCCGGGGCTGGCGCACCGGCGGGCAGGGTCCACGGTGGCAGTGGAGCCGGAGGGGTCTTGGACTGCGGTGCCTTGTCACCGCTTTTTGCCGGTTTCGCCGCTTCGCTCTTCGCCGTCGTCTCCACCGTCACGCTCCCGCCTTCCGGCATCGGAACGCGCGCGACTTCACGTCCTTCCTTGTCCCGGACAATCACCCAGATTCCCAGCAGCACCAAGAGTAGCCCACCGGCTCCGGCCGCAACATGTGCCCTTCGGTCCTGCCACCACGGCGGCCGCGGTGGACGCTTAGCCGGTTTGGCCGCCGGGGCCACCATCCGACCTCCCGGCAACGACTGCTCGGTCTTCGGGTCCGTCGCCACCTGCGGCGTTGCCAGATCCAGCGTTGCCTCCAGATCAGCCGTACGGGCAGGCTCCGGTGCCACTGCCGTGGCAACAGCTCGTGACGCCTTTTGCCGCGGCACGACACGCTGCTTTGACGGTGCCGCCATCCCGCGCAGGAACTCGTCAAGCTGGGCGTCATCGTCAGCCGCGATACTCACGGCCGGGGCAGCGGCTGACGCACCGGTACGACAACGTTCCAGGTCGGCGATCACCTCGGTCATGGTCTGGTAGCGGGCCTCCGGCGTCTTGGCCACCATTTTCGCAAAGACCGTATCAAGCTCTCGGGAAGCGTCCTGGCGCGCGTCGCACAGGGAAGGAATCGGCGCTTCGCGGTGGGCCAGCATCTTCGCCAGCAACGTGTCACCCTCGTAGGCAACCCGACCGGTCAACAGATTCCAGAGCGTGATCCCCAAGCTGTAGATGTCCGCTCGGGCATCCGCATGCTTCGTATCCAGCGCCTGCTCTGGGGGCATGAAGTCCACTGTGCCCATGATCTGGCCCGTGCCAGTCAGTTGGTCCTGCTGGGCGCCGGCCGTGTCGAGCCGCGCCAGGCCCATGTCCAGAATCTTCACGGTTCCCTGGCGGTCGAGTAGCAGGTTTGCCGGCTTGATGTCCCGATGGACAACGCCGTGCTCGTGAGCGTAGGACAGGCCACGGGCCGCTTGCAGGATGCAGTCCAGCGCCTGGTCGAGCGGCAGGGGGCCGCGACTCTTGACCAGAGATGACAGGTCCGCGCCGTCCACGTACTCCATGACCAGAAAGTGCGTCCCGGCGGCCTCGTCGGCGTCGTGGGCAATCACAATGTTGGGGTGCGTCAGTCGTGCAGCGGCCTTCACCTCGCGTTGGAACCGCCGCACAGCTTCGGGCGACTTGGTCACCTTCGGCGACAGCACTTTCAGGGCGACCAGCCGTTCCATCCGCCGGTGCTCGGCCTTGAGCACCAAGCCCATGCCGCCCTGGCCCAACTTGTCGAGGATGACATAGTTGCCCAGCACCAGCGATTTGCCCTTCCCGGCGTAGACCTGCTGGGCCTGGTAGGCGGTGAGCTTCTTCTGCCGAACGAGTTCCTTGGCGAGCTGCTCGCCATCCTGGGGTTTCTTGTCGGCGGGCAGAGCGGCGATCAGCGCGGTGACCTCGTCGGCCGACAGGAGGGTACTGTCGACAATCTGGCTGACGAATTGATCCAGACGCATCGTCACGATGATTTCTCCCAGGGCAACCGTTCGGCCACGGCTGCATGGTTCCTATGAAAATAGCTGACACGATGGCCCCCTGCAATGCCATTGCGATGCCATTGTTGTGACGCCACATCCGTTCTGTCCGCCTGTCTGGGGCACGTGCCTTTGCCCGCATCGCCTCCTGAGCGAAGAGATATACCTCCGGTATACGCCCCGTTTGACTTCACCTGGCCGCCGCTTTCATTCATGCTCAGGTCATGGCCACGCTGAGCAGCAATTCGACCGACGCCGAAGTCTGGGCGGCTTACGACGACAACGCTTCCTACGAGGAAGACGGCAGTCGCACCAAGGCCCTGGCGTTCGTCACCGCCTGCCGCATCCTGCGGCGGCGGCTTCCGCTCTCCGCCGGCCGCGGTCCGCAGACGGTCACCCGCGAATCGCTAGACGCGGAAATCGCGGCGGCCAAAGCGTGGCTCGACGCCCACCCGGCAACCACCGCCGCTAACAGCGGACGGGTCCGTTACGTGTCAATGGAGAACTTCCGAGGATGACCAAACGCCGACGGCAAGGCATGGCGGGCAGCATCCTGGAGCAGTTCGCCGAGCTGAAGTCCGATTACGAGATCGCCAAAGCCTCGCGGTACAAGCGGGCCAAGACCGGCATCATGACGCTGGGCTCGCACGCCGACTACCACTACCGCACCGAATCCGCCTACTTCGGCGCGATGGAAATGGCCCGCGAAATGACCCGCAACAACCCGCTCGTCATGCAGGGCGTCCGTCGCCTCGTCGCCAACGTCGTGGGCCGCGGCTTCGTGCTCGACAGCGACAGCGGCGATAAGGCCATCGACGACGTGAACGGCTACCGCTGGGCCGAATGGTCCCGATCACCGGAAGCCTGCGACGACCAGCAGGAACTCGACTTCCACGGCCTGGAGAAACTGACTCTCCAGCACGTGATCATCGACGGCGACCTCTGCTCGCTGCCCAACCGCGACGGCGGGATCGAGTCGCAAGAAGGCCACCGGCTGAAGACGCCCCGCAACACGACTAAGAACGTGGTGCATGGCGTCCAGCAGGACGAACGCCGCCGGCGGCTGGCCTACTGGTTCACCAAGGAAGACATCGAGCCCTGGCGGTCGGTGGTCCGCGTCAACGACATCACGCAGATCCCCGCTCGCGACGACGCCGGCCACCGCCAGGTGTTTCACCATTACCTGCCGGACCGCCGCAGCCAGACCCGCGGCGTGACGGCCTTCGCCCCGATGGCGGATACGGCCGACCACTGGGACGACCTGCAGTTCGCCAACCTGGTGGCCGCCAAGATCCAGTCCTGCTACACGATCCTCCGCGAAATGGAGGCCGGAGCCCCGACGCTGCCGTTCGCCGGCGGCGGGGACCACAGCGAGACCACGGAGACCCGGCCGGACGGCGAGACGCGAACGCTGACCGACATCGCGCCCGGGTTCGAGATCTACGGCTACAAGGGCGAGCGGCTGCGCGGCTTTGTCCCGACGCTGCCGGGGCTGCAATTCTTCGAGCACAGCAACATGCTGCTGGGCATCCTGGCCGTGAACTTGGACCTGCCGCTGTGCGTGTTCCTGCTGGACGCCAGCGAGACGAACTACAGCGGCTTCCGAGGCGCGATCGACCAGGCCCGCCAGCGGTGGCGCGAGATCCAGTCATGGATGATGGGATCGTTCCACGGTCCCGTGTACGAGTGGAAGGTCCGCCAGTGGGCCGTGACCGACGGTGCGCTCCGCAAAGCCGTGCAGCATGCCGACGAACTCCGCGCGTCCCTTGGCTACATCCCGGTCGGCGAAGTGAATCCGTTCGCCCACGTCTGGCACGCCCAGGAGCTGCCGTACATCCAGCCCGTGGACGACGCCACGGCCGACATCCTGCAGGCCAAAGGGTTGTTGTCCTCCCCGCGCCGCCTGGCGGCCTCGCGCGGCATCGACTTCGGCGACCTGACGGAAGAGATCGTCGCCGACCACGGGGCGCGGATCGAGAAGGCCCATGCCAAGGCGGAAGAGCTGAATAAGCGGCTGGGGCTCGATCTCACCTGGCGGGACGTCCTCAGCTGGCCGATGCCGGAAGGCGTGCAAGTCAACGTCCAGCAGCGTGGAACGCCCGGCAGCAAGAGCAGGTCACGGCCCGCCTCGAAACCGGCCCCGGCTCCCGAACCGAAACCGGAGGGCGATGATGACGATGAAGGTGGGCCGACAGAATAGCACGAAATGTCTGTCGCGATTCGTTTTAGAGACAAAAAGATGGATGACAAAAAGATAAACGCAGTCCCGTGCGCCCAAGGAGAATTTTTTTGTCAGTCATCTTTTTGTCATTCCGGCCCCACGAGGGATGTTTGTGTGAGTCCGCAACGAGGGCGATGATGACGAGTGAACTCCAGATCCCCTACTACGAGCAGTGGCTTGGCCCGTGGGCGATCCTGCCCGACGCGCTGACGCAGACGCTGGAACTGTTCCGCAAGACGGACCTGCACATCCACCTGCAGCAACAAGCGATCAACCAGGCCGCCCGCGGCTCGTATCGCCAGACGGCCGGCGACGTGGCCGTGATCAGCTTGACCGGCAAGTTGATGAAACAGCAGGCCAGCATGGGCGGCGGCACGTCCACGGTCCAAGCCCGCCGCGACATCCGGGCCGCCGCGGCCGACCCCGACGTGGGCGCCATCCTGCTGCGGATCGACTCGCCGGGCGGCACGGCGGCCGGCACGAAGGAACTCGCCGATGAAATCGCCGCGGCGAAAACGAAGAAGCCGGTCTGGGCCTACGTCGAGGACATGGCCGCCAGCGCCGCCTACTGGGCGGCCTCGCAAGCTGGCCGGATCATCGCCAACGAAACGGCCCTGGTCGGCTCGATTGGCACGTATGGCGTGGTCCAGGACACCAGCGGCATGGCGGCGATGGAGGGCGTCAAAGTCCACGTCATCCGCGCCGGGTCGTTCAAGGGCGCCGGCACGCCCGGCACCGAAGTGACCGCCGAGCACCTGACCGAGATGCAACGGACGGTGGACGGCCTGAACGAGTACTTCCTGTCCGGAGTCGCCGCTGGCCGCCCGATGCTCACCGCCAGCCGGGTCCGCGAGCTGGCCGATGGCCGGGCGTACCTAGCCGCCGAAGCAAAAACACTGGGCCTGATTGATGCGATTGCCAGCTTCGATCGGGCGTTGTCCGAACTCCAATCCCAAGCCCAAGTAAAGCCAAGGAGAGAACCGATGCAAACCTCGCTCGTCGAAACGGCCGTTGATGCCGCCCTGAGCGTCGATGCCGCCCCCGTGGCCGCAACGCCGCAAGCCCCGCCCGCCAAGCCGCAACCCCCGGCCCCGGCTTCCTACCAGGAACTGGTGGCCGGCTGCGTCGGCGCTGACCCGGCCTTCCTCTGCTCGCAGCTGGCCGCCGGCGCGACGCTCGCCCAGGCCCAGACCGCCTGGATGGCCGAGCAGAACAAGCGGCTCGCCGCCGCCCAGCAGCGTCCTGGCGTGGACGCCGTAGGCACCAAAGCCGCCGGCAGCACCGCCGGGACCATCGACCCCGACGCCATCTCGAACTGGGAGGCGTTGGTGCAAGCCGAGCAGCAAACCGGCAAAACCCCCGCGCAAGCCACCCGTGCCTGCGTGACAAAACACCCCGACGCCCATCTCGCGTACCTCGCCGCCTTCAACGCCAACGTCCCCCGCGAGTAACACCCGTTTCCACCGAACTCGTGTCGGTGGGACGACAACTGGACAGCTAGAACCGACGCCCCGATCCGACCAGCTCCCCACCGACCCCGCGTCGGTGGAAGCAATGACTGAGAGCTACGGACGAACCCAACCTCACAAGGAGAATCAAACATGAGCCAACACGTTGAAGGCCCCCGCAAGACGTTCAAGGCGGGAACCGCCCTGGAAGCGTTCCGCCGCGTCAAGATCACGGATGCGACGACTTCGCCCAAGACCGTCGGCTACGCCGGCGCAGGCGACCAGTGCATCGGCGTCACCGAGCGGTACCACGCTTCCGGTGCCGACTGTGCGATCTACTTGGCCAACGCCCAAGGCACGCGGAAGATGATGGCCTCGGAAGCCATCACCGGCGGCAACGTGATCTACGCGGCTGCCAACGGCAAGATTGCCGCCACGGGAACGGTGGTCGAAGGGAAGGCCCTGGAGACGGTCACGGCCGACGGCGACATCTTGGAAGTCCTGCCCGTTGGCAACAGCGACATCTCGACGGCGATCACCGGCACGACGGCCGCCACGTTCCAGGTCGATTCGGACCTCGGCAAGCCCCGCGCCGGCTTGAAGAGCCAAACCGGCGGCACCGGCGATTACGTGGCCTACTACCAAGCCCCGGCCACGCTGACCGGCAACCGGACCTACACCGGCCCGGCGGACGCCGATGATACGCTCGTGGGCGCTGCGGCCGCGCAGACTCTCACCAACAAGACCCTGACCGCTCCCGTTATCGGTGGCACGCCGCGATTTGGCCACACGGTCACCCCGGTTGCTGCCGCCGGCAGTACCGTTGCCGACGCTGCAGCGCTTCCGGATACGCTGATTTCCCACATCACCAGCGACGGCGCCGCAAAGGGTGTTGTCCTTCCGGCCGTGACTGCTGCGGGCGTGATTCGGATCGTCATCAACAACAGCAGCACGGCGGCGGAACTGTATGCGGAATCGACCGGGACCGTCAACGGTTTGTCGGCCGACGCCTCCGTTGTTGTGCCGGCGAGCAAGGGCTTGCTGTGCATTAGCACCGCAGCCAAGACGTGGATCGCGTTCGACATGACTGCCCTGGCGACCGCGTCCTAAACCAACAACCTGAACCCTTGGGCCGTGCGGTAGCTTCGCACGGTTCATCGAGGGCCGCCCTGGACATAAGCTCCCCAGGTGGCAGCCCGAACTGCTTGGCCTTCGGGGGCCGTGCGGAGATGCCGCGCGGCCCCTTTTTGTTTTGGCGAGCCGTGGGCGTGAGCCCACGGGTGATTTAGGCGAACCGTTGGGCGTAAGCCCACGGGTAACACCCCCAAGGAGACCAAGCCATGCCAGCCCCTCGCACCGCTCTGAACGGATACCGTCCGGACCTGGGGACGATGTTCGAGTTCGATGTCTTGATGAACCAACGCGGCTTCATCGGCAACCAGGTCGCCCCCGTCTTCGAGTCGGCCGTCCAGTCCGGCACGTTCGGCAAGATCCCGCTGAAGCAGCTGCTGAAAGAGCCGGAGGTCGGCCGCGACAGCCGCGGCAACTACAACCGGACCAACTTTACGTTCGAGGACACCACGTTCGGCACGAAAGAGAAGGGCATCGAAATCCCCATCGACCGCCGCCAGTCGAAGATGTACCGCTCGTTCTTCGACTTCGAGACCGTGTGTGCCGCCACGGCCCTGGACATCGTGCTCCGGGCGCAGGAGAAGCGCGTCGCGGACATGATCTTCAACGCCACCACGTTCGCCGCCCGGACGGCGGCGGTGGTCAACGAGTGGGACGACTTCACCAACGCCACGCCCGTGACCGACGTGAACACCGCGGTCATGGCGATCTGGGCGGCGTGCGGCCTGTGGGCCAACGCGCTGATCATCAACCGCAAGGTGTTCCGCAATCTCCGCCGCTGCGACGAAGTGACGGACCTGATCGCCTCGTCCGGGGCCGGCTCGTCCATCGAGCCCAGCAAGATCACGGCGGCCGTCTTGGCGAGCGTGTTCGACCTGCGGTACGTCATCGTCGCCGGCGGCGCTCGCGACACGGCCAACGAAGGGCAGGCCGTCAGCATCTCGTCGATCTGGAGCGACGAATACGCCATGGTGGCCCGAGTCGCGGAGACCGGCAACATCGAAGAGCCCTGCCTGGCCCGCACGCTCCATTGGGGCGAAGACGGCTCGAAGATCGGCGGCACGATCGAGACGTACTACGAGGACCAGAGCCGCGGCGACGTGTGCCGCGTGCGCCACGAGGTCGAGGAGAAGATCATCTTCACCGAAGCCGGTTACCTGCTGAGCAACATTACCACCTGATTTGTCAGTTGTCAGTTGTCAGTTGTCAGTTGTCATTTGTCATTGGCAACGGACGTCCTGCTCGGCGCGGGTCTCCGACCCCGCCGAAACCGCCGACCGTAGGTCTCCCAACTGGTGCAACCCATGTCGAGCCCCTTTGACGCGCTGTACGCGAACCACTGCCAACCGATGCTTGACCAGCACTTCGGCGAACCGGTGACGCTACAGCGCGGGTCAAGCACGACGCCGGGCGTTACCGCCTCGTGGACCGACCAGGCCGGCAGAATCGAAAGCGCCGACGGCAGCATGGTCATCCTCGTGGACCGGGTGTGGATTGTCCGAAAGGCGGCCTACCTGATCGGCGGCGTGGCCGTCGAGCCGCAGAGAGGCGACCGCCTGATCGACGCCGCCAGCTGCGTCTGGGAGATCCTCCCCTCCGTCGCCGGCCCCGCGGTCGTCAGCTACGCCGGCGGCCACGAATGGGAAATCAAGACCAAGCAAGTTTGACATCGTAGCCATCACGCTCCGCGTGATGATCAGCCCCAATGAGCAGCCGAGTCAAAGAAATCTGCCAAGCGGTCGTAGACCTGCTGGACGCCGCCGACGAAGCCGAGGTGTTCTTGGAGTCGCTGGGCGCCGTCCGCGCCTACATGACGGCAGCCGAGGTCGAGGACCTGGCTTCGCTGGACGTGCTCGTCGTGCCCTCGCATTCCAGCCGCAAGCGGACCAGCAACGGCACGTACCGGCGCGACGTAGTGGTCGAGATCCTCGTGCGGAAGCGGTTCTCCGACGACGTGGACGACGACCTGACCAACGCGGACGCGACGGTCTCCTTGATCGAAGCTATCGACGACTACCTGGCGGACCCCGACAACCACGAACTGACGCTGCCGGACGGCGAGCTGGCGGTCTACGTCGAGCCGGGGGACAAGCGGGCGGATGCGGAAATCACCAACGGTTTGGGCGTGTACTGGCACTGGGAACACGTCACCACGCTACGGCAGGTGACGGGCACGGTGCGAGTGGCCTACCACACGGATGAGGCGTACTGATGGGCAAGGGCGCGATCGGCGTGCAAGTACAGCTGACCGACAGGTCACGGGCGGTTCAGAACGCGGCCAAGAAAGGCGCGTTCCGGAGCCTGGGCCATGCCGCGGCCAGCATCCGCAAGGCGGCGATCGAGTCGATGGTGTTCGCGCCCAAGGCGTCGCGGCCGGGCACGCCCCCGCACGCGCATAAGGGCAAGCTGCGGCGGTCCATTCAATACTCGGTCGAGCAAGAGACGGTGACGGTCGGCCCGTCCTATTCGCGTATCCGGCAAGGCGGACGCCCGCCGTGGCTCGCCTCGATGCACGAACGGGGCGGCACGTTCAAGGGCAAGAAAAAGGGAAGCAAGAGATACGTGCCCGCGCGGCCCTTCATGGCCCCCGCGCTGGCCGAGGCAAGGAAGAGATTCAAGGCGCATTGGAAGTCCTCGATTTCCTGACGCCCAACCAGACTCACGCGTTCGGCGCGGGTCTCCCGACCCCGCCGAAACCAACGACCGAAGGTCTCAATTGGAAGGAGTATTTCGATGGCGAAGAAACGGGTTGCTTGGGAATTCATGGTGTACTACGGCACCGCCGGCTCGGCGGCCGGCACGCTGATCGACAAGAACATCGTCGATGTAGATCCGGGCGGCAACCAGGACGAATACGTGGACCTGCCCACGCGCGGCGATGGCGTAACCCAGCCGCAGCAGGACGAATATCCCGTCAAGATGGCCGCGACTCCCAAGTTCAGCATGACCTATCACGACGGCGACACGCACATGGCCGCCTTGCTGGCCGCCGCGGACGCCAATCCGCGAGTCGGCAAGGCGTTCAAGTTTGTCCGGCACAGCGGCGGCGCGACAGCCCGCGACGGCGACTTCTGGATTCGCTATAGCTCCCCCGGCCCGATCGCGGAGGGGCAGGTGATCGAGTTCGAGTTGCATCCGACCAGCGCCTACGGCCGCGCCTGGACCTAACCGTAAACCGCTCGCTCCGCGAGCGGAATCCCGCCGGATCGCCCGGCTGATCGTTCGGTTTTTCGCTACAGCAAGACAAGAGGAAAAAAACATGCCCCGAGCACAACACACTCGTTCGTTTTCGTTCCCCGGATATTCGTTCCAAGACGGTGCGGCGGCCATCGACTTCACGGGGATCGTCGCCGTCGAGAAAGAGCTGGCGGCGCTGGTCGCAGCCCAAACCGGTACGCTTTCAGCTCGTACCGACGATGACACGGGAGTGGCGACGCTCTCGACCGGACACGGCATCCTCACCAGCGACGTTGTGGATGTCTACTGGGACGGCGGCGTCCGCTTCGGAATGACGGCGACGGTCAGCACCAACGACGTGAGCCTGGACGGCGGGGCTGGCGACAACCTGCCTGTTCAAACCACGCCGGTGACCGTCGTCAAGCAGACCGAGATCGAAGTGAACTTCGACGGCGATACGCTGGAGATCATCGGCATCTTCTACCGCAACACGGCCGATACCGGGGCCAAGGCGCACTTGGATCTCCAGGACGCCGGTGACGCTTCCATCGAGGAAGTGGACCTCGTTCACGAGAAGGCGAACGGCGGCCTCAACCGGATCTGGGACATCGAGAACGGGGACACCAACGTCTTCAGCGGCAACCGGATCACGCACGGGGCCGCCTCTCACGACAGCCTTTCGGCCGGCACGCTCTACATTCTGGCCGGCATCAGTTCGTAACGTAGCCATCACGCTCCGCGTGATGATTCGCCGACAAGAACGGTAATCAAAAAGGATTTCGCATGTCTACATTTCGAGACATCAAGGGCGACGAATGGCAGGTTCAGCTCGACGCCTTTGCGATTGAGGAAGCCAAGCGGGAGACCGGTGTTGATCTGGCCGACATCTCGGCCGGCGGCTGGTTCGCCATCGCCACGGACGCCTCGGCGGTCGGCCGCGTGCTGGCCGTCCTGTGCGGTGAAGAGATTCGGACTTGCAAGCTGACCAGTCGCGCCTTTGCCCGCTTGGTGCGCGGCGAAGCCATCCAACGGGGGCGTCAGGCGTTGCTTGATGAGGGCGCCGATTTTTTCCCACCGACCGAATGGTCCGAGATGCAGTCGAGCTTGACGAAGCGGAAGTCGAGCAAGGCCCAGACGGACCAGCTGAACCTGATCGGCCTGGACAACGCGGCGAAGATCCTGCCGCTGGCGGAGGCGTTCATGCGGCTGGACGGGATGACCCAGCGGCAGCTCGTGGAAGAGGCGAGGGCGTCTACCGATTCGCCGACTTCCGGGGAAAGCGGGTATGCATCTGGCCAGGAGAGCACCCCGCCGACCTCTGCCACCGGTTGGCCGGCGAGTGCGGAGTCACCGCCCGCGGACTCTCGCTCCGAGTCCTCTGGCTGATGGCCCACGCGCGGCGCGAGCGGCAGCGGCAGCTGGCCCTTGATGTCCGCTACACGATCTGGACCCAGGAGAAGTTCGATGTGGGGCAGTTCGTGAAGCGTGGGACCGTGGCGGTCTACAAGTCCTACCCGCTGCCGGACACGCCCGCGTTGCGAAAGGCGAGAGAGGACCTGGAGGCGGAACGGAAGCTGTTGGAGGAAAGGACTCGAGATGGCCGGAAGAGCTGACATCGAGGCGGGCCGCGCGTTCGTGCGGCTCTTTCTCAAGAACGAGTTGACGACGCAACTCGCGGGCGCTCTCCGATCCGCGTCTGCCCGGCTGGCCGCCTTCGGTGACTCCGCCAAGGCGATGGGCGTCTCGATCGCCGCGATCGGGGCCGGCGCCGCGGTGCCGATCGGGATGATCGCCAAGCGGTTCGCCGACTTTGACGATCAGATGCGCACCGTGGCCGGCGTGACGGGAGCCGGGGCGGCCGACTTCAAGATGCTCACCGATGAGGCCAAACGTCTCGGGGCGAGCACCAGCTACACGGCCTCGGAGATCGCCGGCCTGATGGTCGAGTTGGGGCGGGCTGGCTTCAACCCGCAAGAGATCATGGGGGCCACCGAGGCGATCCAGAATCTCGGCCGTGCGACGGCTACGCCGCTGGCAGAGGCGGCGGCGATCGCCGGGGCCGCCTTGCGGCAGTTCAACATGCCCACCAGCGAGGCGACCCGCGTGGCCGACGTGCTCGCCACCACGGCCAACAGCTCTGCCCAGACGGTCAAGGATCTCGGCGAAGCTCTGGCTTACGTCGGCCCTGTGGCCACCGATGCCGGGCTCTCGATCGAGGATACCGGCAAGGCGCTGGGCGTGCTCGCGAACTTGGGGCTCAAAGGCTCGATGGGCGGCACGGGTCTACGGCGTGCCATTCTCGCCTTCGCCGATCCGACCGCCCAGAAGAAGCTCAAAGCATTGGGCGTGGAATCGGTGGACGCCCAGGGCAAGCTCCGTCCGCTGGCCGCCGTGATGATCGACCTCGGCCGGGCCACGGCCAGGATGCCCAACGCCCAGCGGCTGGCGTTCTTCCAGGATGTCTTCGACCTGCGCGGTATGACGGCCGGCCTGAAACTCTCTTCGTCCGTCGCCGAGATGGAGAAGATGTCGGCCGCCATCGACAACGCCGCGGGGCGTGCCAAGAGTACCGCCGCGATGATGGACTCCGGCCTCGGCGGTTCGATCCGGATCGCCATGTCGGCCGTCGAAGGTCTCGCTTTGGAGATCGGCAGCACGCTCGCCCCGACGCTTCAAGGCTTGGCCAAAGCCGTCGAGAAGGGAGCTGGCGCTGCCATCGGCTGGATCAAGGAAAACAAAGGCATCGTGATCGCGGCGGCGGCCGTAGCGGCGGGGCTTGTCGTGGCGGGGGCCGGCTTGATCGGCTTGGGCATAGCCGCCAAGGCCGGAGCGGTAGCTCTCGGCATGACGGCGAGAGCCGTAAGCGTTGTGGGAGCTGTTCTCAGCGGGATCGGCAACACGATCGCGCTGCCGTTCCGGCTGCTGGGCTCTGCGGCCTCGGCGGCGGCCGGCGTCATCGGCGGCACCATGCGGCGAGCGGCATCGGTCGTGGCGGGGGCTTTCTCCGGACTGGCGACCGGCGCCCGCGTGGCGTTCATTCCTATCGTCTCCGCCGCCGCCTCGGCCGGGGCCGCCATTGGGCAGCGGATCGGGGACGGCGTCGGGGCCGCAACCGCCAAGACCGCCCAGTTCGCGGCGCAGGCCGTGCCGGCTGTCATCAAGGCCGTGCAGGGGATCGGGCCGGCGGCGAAGACCGCGTGGAGCATGATCAAGACCACGGCGGACCCGGCCTATCTCAAAGCGACTTGGGCCGACATCCGCGCGGCCGCGGGGCGGGCCTTCCGTGCCATGCGTTCGGATGCGTTCTCGTTCTACAAGCTGTTACGAACCTCCCTGGACCCGGCCTACCTGAAAGCGACGTGGGGCAGCATCCGCACCGGGGCCGGAGCGGCGTTCCGCTCTGCGCGATCCAGTGCGTTCGGCTTCTACAACGCGCTGCGGACCGCGCGCGGCGCGGCAGCGGGCCTGGTGGGGACGATGGCTCGCATCGGCGGTGGCATGGGCCGGGGCCTCGGCCGGCTGGGCGG